CGCCAGGGCAATCACAATTTTCAATGCACCATCAAGGATCAACGGCAGCATTTGAACGATAAACTGCACAATGCTCATGATCACTTGCACAATCGCTGGCATCAAAGTCGGGAGTGAGCTCATTAGACCCTGGATTATGGCCTGTAAAATTGAAATTCCTGATTGAGCAATTTGGGGAAGATTTTCAGCGATATCCGTGGCAATGGTCTGAACCAATTCCGTTGCCGCACCGATCTTCTCAGCACTCGAAAGAGATTCATCCCCAATGATTGAGCCCAACTTTCCCATGTACCCGCCGACTGTATCCACCACCGAGGCGATCCCCGGTGCAAAGATACCCGCTAATTGGTTGAGCACCCCTTCAGTGCTGCGTTTCATTTTTTGTATCGCATCATCCACGCCGCCGAGCGATTTGAGCTGTGACTCCGTCATCACGTAACCGCTGGCTTGTGCCTCATCCCCCAATTCACGCAGCGCATCCGTCCCCGCTACGATCAGTGGATTTAATTCCATCGCCGAACGGCCAAAAAGCTTCAGACTAACGGCGTCACGCTCGGCTGAATTTCCAATCCCACCTAATGCGCCAACTGTATCCATCCAAACTTCATTGGCTGAGCGCAAATTTCCAGTGCTGTCGGTAACATCCACACCCAATTGCGCAAACAATTGTGCCTGCTCGCTGGTGCCGTCCTTCGCTTCGCCCATGCTCATCGTCAGCCGGGAGAAGCTCCCCAGCATCGTTTCCAGTGGAACGTCCACCAACTCTGCGGCATATTTCATCCTCTGGATCTGATCTGTGGCCACGGAATATTTGTCGCTCATCTCCAGGATCTGATCCGCGTTGGCAGCCCCCTTGGCGGTCATGGCATAAATGGCAGCTCCTGTTCCGGCGAGAGCAGTCCCTGCAATGCTTACAGCCGTACTCGCCACATTGAATGCGGTTCCACCAATGGAGGCGACTTTCGAAAGGCTGTCCCCCAATCCACCGGCCTTTTTCTGTGCACCATCGATCCCCTTGTCAAATTCGCTCGGGTCCAATGTCAGCCCTGCAACCAGGTCGATTAATTTCATCTACATTCTCCGCCGAAAATATTCCTTCAAATCTCGAATAAACGGATCCTCTTCGTCCTGCTCCTCATCCGAGTCGTCCTCCGGCCACACAATCTTGGGGATGTAATCGCTGGGCTCCGAACCGATCTCATCCTCTTTTTTGAAAAGATTGTCGATCCGGCTTGCCACAATTCCATGTCCCATCATTTCAGTTTCATAGCCCCAGGGTTCGAGCTGAAAAAAGCCCATCCACTCAGTTAAAAGCTGACTATCGATTTCTGTGAGTAGCACATCCACGTCTACTCTGCCGACTGCCTTCGCTAGTCTGAAGGCAAATCGGCGGGTTGGGCGTTTTTTAGTTTTTCAGCCGCTTTCTTGATCGCTTTTTCATCCAGTCCGCTGATCCGTGAAGCTGCTGTGGCCACGCGATCCAGGGCGATGCCGCTCTTCTTGCCCAGATCGGAGATCTCGGCGTCGCTGAAGAGACGGTTGCCGTTCTCGTCACAGATAGCCAGAGCGCATAACCTTGGCCGGTAAGCATCGATCTTCGGGATCGGTTGACCGTTCTGATAAATAACCAGGCTGGCCTCGAACTTATCCCGCTCTGTGCCATTCAAACAACGCACATAAACTTCGGCGTCTTCACCCCATTCCGGAACAGCGACCTTCTCAATTTTTTGATCCTTGGCCGCAAGGATCTGATCTTTCGTTAAAATTGGCATAAACGGATCACCTCCCTTCTATACAGATTCCGCGGTATCGCCTGTTGGCCCGCCGGTGGGTTCAATGCTGATCTTGCATTTCAGGTGCTTGTCCTTCTCGGCGATGCGTCCCAGTTTGACAACGTTCGCGAGGAAGGCAATCACTTCCTTGCCTTTTTTATCCTCGACGCTCATTTCAACCGGATCCTCGCTTTGATAGGCTGCCACCAGTGCATCATGCGTGGTCTCGTCGCGGTCCCATCCAACAGTGATCTCAAACGGATTCAGGCTGAAAAGCCCCGTCTTGATCCGTTCCTTGAATCCACCAGTTGAATCATGCGCGGTCATCTCATCGGTGATCGCCTCTTCCTCCGGGAAGGCATGATCTTCCACGTGCACGATCGCGGTCAACGTGCTGTTGACCTTGATCTTGATAATTGCTCCTTGTCCACCTTGTCTTGGCATTTGTTGCCTCCTTTTACGGCGTTATCAAAATTGAATAATCCTGGTTAGCCCAGTTCAAACCTGTTTCTTTGTCATCATCGAAATTCTCGCCTTCGATGTTGATCACTTCAACTTCCATCACCGAGGACCCGTGCCCCAATACACCCATGAAACCGTCCAGCGCAGTTTCCACCTTGGCTGCCAGGCTCTTAGCCACATCCAGGCTGGTCGCCCAGCTCACGATCTGCACCTTTGGCGTCTTGCTCAGAGCGGGTTCACCGTGCACTTTTTCATAAACCGTGTCTATCCGATTGACCGTGATCGCAGGCAAACTTTCACCATGCGGAATGCGTTTCGGGAACACCCGTCCGCCCACCACCGCAGCAATCGCCGTGCTGTAGATCAGGTGCTGGATCATAGCTTCTTCCGGATCAGTCGTTGCCATTGGCGTTCTCCTCGATAGCTTTTTTCAATACTGCACCTATCGCATTTTCAATTTCAGCTTGATGCTCATCCATCGCCGGGCGCAGGAACGGTCTCGGAGGGATTGTCACTGCTTTCGTCAGAACATAGATCACGGAATTGCTGCTGTCCATCAACACCCCGCCATTGCCACCTCCCACAAAATGCAGCGCCTCCGGATAATTCCGCGGGCTCCCCACCTTGCGCGCAGACGCGTTTTTGGGGATGGCCAAAAATTGCGCGCTGACCGGCTTGATCACGCCGCCCATCTCCTGGATCATCGCGTGGTTCGAATGGAACGCCAATGTTCCAACCGCTTTCCCGCCTTCGTCCTTCACCTCAATTGAGCGATTGGCAGCCAGTCCTCCGGTGGAAGCACTCGAAAATTTCTTCTCGATGTTGACCACCGCATTTCCTTCGATCACCCTGAGTCCAGCCTCAACCGCATCTTTTTTCGCTCCGCCTTTAACTGACTCGCCCAGTTTTTTCATCAGCGCAGTGAGCTCGTCCATATTTTTGATCGTGAAGGTCATTGGTTCAGCCATTTACACCTCCACCCTGTGCAGCAAAAGCCGGATCCCTGAGGGACCGCGTTGCACTGGTCCAACGATGAAAAAAATCAGCGCCGTTGCCAGCGTTTCACTAAACCGTTTTGTCACTTTAATCCGGTCACTCACAGTGATCACCGTCCCGATCGGCAGGCGTAGTGTGGCATCGTAGACCAAAGTCACCAATTGAGCTCCCCAGCGCATACTGCCCGGCCGCATGTCCAATCCGCATTTCGTAGGGACTGTCGCGTCCGTGAACGTTTCAATCTGTTCATTTAATCGGTTTGGCGTCTTGGTCGCATGTTGGATCACGCACTCATCAAACATGTGCGCTTCCTGCGTAGCCCTCATTCGTGCCAGATCAGTTGCCGCTAGGCTCATCAGATTCGTTCCCTTCCAAAGGCCACTTGATCAACTTGACCGTTTTCGCGCTTCGGCGTGAAAGATAGAACCGCGCCTGAGACATCGCCTGTGCGTATTTTTGAGAATCTGAATAATTACCGCCGTCCGCGCTGAAATCTGTGGTGGAGGTCAAAGTTCCTGCCTTCTCCTGCCAAATCTCCGCGGCTGCCGCGTTCAGATCGTAGGTATCCACCCAATATTCGTTTTCGGATCTTGTTTGAACACCATCCACCACCGTCCAGATCCACGGCTCCTGTCCGAACTCGTCCATCAGCGGATAGCGCTCAATGGCTGCCTCAATCAAGGCATCCGAATAAGTTGTGGTGGTGAGTTCTGCCACCATCCGTCTCACCTGTGCGATCTGATCAGCCGTTGCAGTCACTATCCACCTCGTTTCCTCGCGCTCCAGATGCGGTTATCCAGAGAGAGAAATTCCCAATCCTTTTTCAGGTTCAACTTCTTGTCGACAATTTTTTTGATCGACGGCCAGGTAGTGTAATCGTGAAAAGCGATCACCCCGCCCGGTTTCACGAACTTTCCCCAGCTTTCATAATCCGCTTTCACCTCCTCATACTGGTGGCCGCCATCGATAAAGAGCAGATCGATCTCCTGCGTCCAGACCTTGGCCAACTTCGTTGATTCGCACATGATCGGCACGATGTGCTTGAAAAGCCTCAGACTAAAAAGATTCCCTTTGAACCTCAAATACCCGCCTGGCGAATGATGCCTATCAGGTGTCCGTCCAACGCCGAGCATCCAAAGATCAACGCAATAGATCAGCACCTTCGATTTTGGTCTCAGCGCTGCCGCCATATAAGCTGCCGATCTTCCCTGGCACGACCCAATCTCCACGATCACACCATGGTCTGGCACCTGGCTGGCCAACTCGGCCAGTCGCTCACCCTCGTCCGCAGAAACTCCCGAGGTAGCCTTCAACGCGCCAATGGCATCATGTAATTGAGTTTTCATAGGTAACTCTCTAATCTCTCCACAAACAGTTTTGCATCGAACGGCTTCCCAATAAACAGGTCTCGCCAATCGGCGACTGGCTTGCTGCCCTTAATTGCCTTCCTGATCACGGCGTCTGTGTCATTACCGCTCAAAATGTCCAGTGGAAAACGTAAAAGGTCTTTATATTTGCTCCAGTTCTTCACGTACCCCAGCAATTCCTCACAATTTCCGCTGCTGGGCGGGATATTCTCTCCCATCATCAAGGTTGGCTTACCGCGCGCCACCGCCAGATACGCAAAGGTCTGATGCCCCACCACCAGGTCAGCCTGATCAATATCTGCTGTGGATTGATCCGCAGAGCCGCGGTAATACACCACACCGCTATCCTCGCGGCGTTCCAGTCCGTTCTCGCCCAGGTCATGCAGATACCGCACCACCAACCTGGCACCGTTTTTCTTGCACCAGGCATGGATCTTTTTAAAAGTGGCTACGTTGAGGTCCTTGTATACTTTCGAGAGCCAGCCATTATTGTTGGGGTGGATCGGACCGAACACCACGTTCTTTACCTCTTTCACAGGTTCGAAAGGTTTGATCTCACAGAAACTCCAGCCCACAACCTCGATTGGTCTCCCAATATCAAAAGCCTCCATCACTCGTTTACCACCTTCGGTATGCGTGAAGAGACACTTTACCTCGGGATGAACCTTGATGATCCCGTCATACTGCACCATCGGACGCGCTGCATGAGGATACAAAAACAAAGGGACTCCTCGCTCCACCAGCTCAAGCACACTCGGAGACCAGCCCACTCCACCCTTGCCTGAGTCCAGGCTGTATAGAGCAAACCTCACCGGAGATCTTGTGTAATTCGATTTGTGATATCCGACAGCTCTGAGAGCTTCAACAAAAGCTTGTTCTTTACCCTGGTGGGGTTGTAATGCGAAGAATCCCTTGAACATCATCATCAATCCTTTGTTTAACTTGATGCGGCCGGTTTCAGCACCGCGAACGGATAACGTGTCGCGCTGTTTGAATTGATCCGATTGACCGGGTTCGGCAGTTGCCATGCCAACCGCATATGGAACATCAATGCAGTCATATTTTGCTGTGCCAAGGCATACAGCAATGCACCGGTGGTTGGATCATAGATCGAGGCTTCAGTGAGGATTTTCATGGTCATATCCCGCCTGAAGGAATACACCAGCTTATTCCATGCGCCGGTGATCAACAGGCTCTTGCTGTCATCAATTGACCCATTCAATGGGAACTCGATCGGCGCGCCGTCCAGCGTATATCCTCCCGCGTTCTGCATGGATGCCATGAAGATCGGCCGCTCAAAATCATCCTTTACCCCGCGCAGTTTCCCGCGCAGAGAAAGCGCTCCGATGTGCGCAGTCGGGAAATATCCTTGTTTCTCAACAAGAGAGATCACACCGTTTTCTTCCAGGAGGTTGTCATACAGACTTGCCCCCAGGGTGACGGACATGCTCTTTGCCACCGCATCGGTATAGATCCCGTTCGGCCAGTTGGTAGGTTTGTTAGTCCCATAAAGAGCTGCCCCATCGATCACCAGACCAAAAGCTTCCGGTACGGCCTTCTTCACTTCACCCCAAACGTCGAACTTGGAATCCTCGAGATATTTATTCTCGATTGGCACGATGCAGGCGATCTCTTCTGCATAGAGTGTCTTGTCCGCCCATTCCATGTGAGTGGTGTCTTTGCGGCCTTTCTTTCCAGAGACGTCCTCCGGCTTGCCGGTTACAAAATACGCTGTTGGCAAAACGCTCAACACGGGCAGTTTTTCTGTCCCTGAGGGCATATCCTGCAGCCGCTTGCCAAGCTTCAAGACCGCGGATTGCTGCGGAATTTCTGAGATGATCTCGTTTGCGACGGTTTCTGGCACCAGTGATGCCACGTTTGTTCCTGAAATAAAAGCCATTGCGTAGTCCTCCGTTTCGGGGGTTCACCCCGTTCTAAAAATAGTTGTCAAGAAAGGTTGAAATGCCTTTCTACTTGTTATGTCCGGTAGCCTGGCGGAGAAATTCGTTCATATCCACCGGTGGCGTTGGATCCTCGGTCCCATTTCCCGCATTCGCATTCGGGATCAATGGACCGAACAACTCTGGCGCTTCCTTCTTGATCGCTTCCCAATCCGGATCACCATTCTTCTTGAAAAGGTCATACTGTAAGGCAGTCGCATATGCTGACTTCACGTTTCGGCAGCCGATCTCCGGCTTGATTGCCTGTTCCGCAAAATTGGCGCGTTTATCTGAAGCTTCAAGTTTCTTCAAGGTATCATTCAAAGAAACTTTCAATTCCGATCCCTTCGTGGCTTTTGAAAGTAAATCGTCTCGAATTTGCTTCGCAAGAGCATCGCGCTCGTCTCGAGTCGCTTGGACCGTGTTTTGTAGCCCTTTGGTATGTTCACCGTAAAGAGTCTTGATCTCATCTGGTTGCCCTTCCAAAAACTTTTCCCAGGTCTGCGCAGCCGCAGGTGGTGAGGTTGTCGTCGTTGTGTCACCTGGTTTTGGTTCAGTCGTTGTTGCTGTGGTTGTATTGTTCGTGGTTTCCATCTCGGATTCCTTTTCTGCAGCGTCTCGCTGCGCTAATTTGACTGTCATTGCGAGGGATTCTTTTCCCGAAGCAATCCCCAACCGATTTTCCTAATCACTAATTACTAATCACTATTCACTAATCACCCTCCCGCATTGAACCTTGGGGTTGATCCCCATTCCTCGCTATGGCTCTTGCTCACCAAAGAAGAAAGATCAAACCCTTCCTTCTGCCATTTCTCAAACAACTCCGGTCCCAGCTTTGCCTCTTGCTCATCCGCGCCAAGCCCCTTGAACCAATCCGCGCCTTTCTCCCATTGCGGAGCGCCCACCCCAATCACCTCAGGCACTGCCTGGCAATGTCCCCGCGGATGGTCATCCAGCTCGCTTTGCAGATCAAATTTTTCTCCATCCAAGAATAAGCATCCCAAACAAGCCCCAGCCTTCAGCACCAACCGCCTGAAGCCGGTCACCACGTTGGATTCCCGGTATTCCTGCGCGATCGCGCTGCGGTATGTCCTATTCGTCTCGGTGCTGGCAATCGTGATCGCCTTTTCCAGACCCATCCCCAATCCGTCCGCCATCTCAACTGCAATTTGACTTGACGATGCTCCACGTGCCACCCCATGCATCAAGGCGTCCGTCAAACCGTCCAGCGCCTCCGGGTACTCATTTTTGAGCAAGGAATTCAATGGCGCCCCGTTTCCCAAGAACCCGGCCATTGTTTCCACAGCTTCACGATTTAAGACTTTGAACTCAGGCGATATCTTCAGCGCATAACTGGCTCTAATCGAATCAGCAGCCGCTTGCACGCCAAACCACCCAAACTCCTTTTGAGCGTCGCTGATCGTCCCGACCAGGTAATCCCGGTTGTAACCCTTGATTGCTTCGGCCAAATTCCCCTTGAGGATCCGGTAGCGCTCTTCTCTCCAGATCATCTGCTGGGTGATCACCTTCCCGCTGGCTGCCTTTTGTGCCATCGTCAATTGCAATGCCGCGATATCCCCGTTCACCCGCCTCTCGATCATCATCCAGTGCTTGGCCATGTCCCGCAATACTTCCAGCTCGCGAGCCTTCATCGCCTCGCGATACTCACGCATCACGGTAACGACCCTGGGCTCGCTTAACCTCGAGATTTTGACATTACGCCTGATCAACATCGCCCGCGTCCTCTGAATCTTCAGTTACTCCCGGATCATTGTTCTGATCCAGCTTGTTCCTTGCTTCATCCAGCAAAGTTTTTGCCGTTGAGGCATTGGCTTTTTTCTCATCGGCTTTATCCTTGAGCATTTGCTCGATCTCGGCTTTTTCCCATCCTTGCTTGCGCAGCATCGTCACCAGTGGCACACCGGAGCTCGTACCAAAATTGATCGCCTGCAGCTCAGCCAGCGGTTGTTCGCTCTTTACCCGCCCCCAAATGGGAAGAATCTGATTCTTGGCCACTGCTTTGCCATTCAACTGCAATAAGAAAACAGCCAGTTCTTTCCATGTCGGATTGAACCGCTTGATGATCTTTTCAGCTTTCTTCACCAACGGCGCTTCCATCGCGATCAACGCATCCCCGCTGATCCCCGCGCCCACTTCAGAGAGATATTGCTTTGGCGTTCGTGTGATAATTGCTGCCGTGTTGGCCAACCCATCAATTGCGGCAGCGAACTTCGCTAAATCCTCACCCGCAAATTCCCCCACACCTGTAGACTGACCAACCCCATCACCGGCCGGGATCGTCCAAATCTCATTCGGATTATTCTTCAGCGCGGTCAGATCTGCATTTGAAACCACCCAGCGTTGCTTGAAAGCCCCAAACTCTGCCGCCACCATCATGTCAGCAAACAGTTTGTTGATCGCGTCCTGGATCGTGATGACGTTCCGCAGGGACCCGTTCCACCTAAAGTGGAAGATCGGCACCACTCCAAATGGATTGGCCGCGCTTTTCTTTTCTGTCTTAAATCCAGTTACCCCGCTTGGCAGATCAGCACTATTTGAAACGTAATACTCCAGCCTGTCCGGATAATACAGCGTGATATGCCAGCGGTCCTTTTCCTGGAAAATCTTCGCTCCAAAATCCTTGATCTTTGGGGAGCTTTGCTTATAGAAAAGATGGCACATCAGCGGAGAATTTCGATAGACCTCAATCTCACCGGCTATATTTTTCCAGACGATCACATAACTTTCACCGGCAATCAGCGCATCCTTATGCACGTCATCCGCATCAACCTCAAGATCACTGCCAGACCAAATATTATCCAGCTCGTCATCTGCCCCTTTATCCTTATTGACGTCGAACCCTTTCAACACCAGGCGGTCCAGCGTCGCATCCACCACCACGCTGCACCAGTTTTGCTCGAACCGAGCGAACGTATCCCCAAACGCAGCTTTTAAACGCGCTGCGCTATAAACGAGAGGTTGATCCCCCTCGTAATAATTGAATAACTGCTGATAGCGCAGTTGCTTTTTTTGGAACTCTTTGAGTGCTCTCTCAAGATCTGTCATCCTTGGTGGCTCCCTGCCTTTTTCTTTTCGCCGCTGCCATATTTCGCATACATAAAGGGACCTCCGCTCACCGTATCCACAATGTCATCGTGTCTCCCGAACGGAAAATCCAGCAACTCCCTGATCGCCGTCTGATTCCACGCGCCCCTCACCAGCCATAAATGCCCGCCCTTTGACCTAACGCTCACATTGGTCGCCCGGTCCTCTTTTGATTCATTCGGGACAATCTTCACCATTGCCACTGCGGCCAACAATGGATCCTTGCGGAACTCATTGAAGACCAGCGTTTGAAAAGCTACAGATTCGATCCCCCAGATCACTCGCTTGTTTCGCGGATCACGCATTTCCATTTTCAAGAGCATCATGAACCGGTTCAGATCTCGTTCATGCACCAAATCCCGATAAATATAATCACCCGTTTTCGGGTCCATCGTAAAAGGCATCACCGCGTTCAGATCAGATTTCTTGCTGTTTCCCAAAGCCAGATCAACATACGCGCACCAGGTTACGTTTTCCGGCACCGCAGCCGGTTCCATGATCTTGATATCACTCTCGTCAAAAAATCCACCGCTGAACGCACGTGGCAGTTGCTGATCCAGCGCCGCAAAGAAGAAAGGACTTACCTTGCTCTTCTTTTGTTCAACCACTTCCAGCGGGAACTTCCATGGCCAAAGTGCTTCACCCGGCTTCCGTCCCAGTTGATCTCCAACAACCTTGATGCTTTTCTCCAATCCCGTTGCTTCATACCGCTCATACAACGGGATATAAATTCCACGCAAAAGATTTTCTGTAAAATCGTCCATCGTTTTTGGATACTCATCCTCTTGCAAAGCCAGTGCAGGAAGGAACACAACCTCCCATTGCTCTGCGTCCGGATCAGTTCCACCCATCAACTTAAGCAATTGCCCCACTAGGTCATTAGGGTTCCACCTGGTTTGAACAATGATCACCGCCGAGCCCTTTTCCAACCGTTGCAAAGCCACAGATTGATACCAATCCATCACCTTGCGTTGATGGTCCTCACTCCGCGCCTCTTCGGCATCCTTGGTTGGATCATCGATCACCAACAAATGCGCGCCCTTACCGGATAGACCACCGCCGATACCTCGGCTCACCACCCCGCCCCGGTTTGGCTCGGCCAGATCCCAATCGCTTTTTGAGGCAGAATCATCCGAGATCTCCACCGGAGTGTCCATCACACTCTTATGTCCAAAAATGGCGGCGAACCTGTCACCCATCACATAATTTCTGATCTGGCGGCTGTGCCCGTCAGATAACGATGCTGCATAAGAGGTTACTGCGATCCTCTTGTCCGGATTCTTTCCCAGCACCCACGTCGGGAACAGCCTCGCCACGTCCTCTGATTTTCCATACCGTGGAGGTTCGCAAACGATCAACCGCCCAATTCCTTGCTCACCCTCTGTCCGAATGTAAAGCTCAACCTCTTCCAGTTTTGCAGCCAGTAAAAGATTGTGCCTTGCACGCTGATACCATGGAGCCATGTAATCCCGAAAATCCGCATACTTCCTGCGCGCCAATTCTCGCCTGGCGCGTTCAACCAACGCCATCTGTGGCGTAATTTGCTTTGCTCGCGGAGTTGTTATGGCGATGCTCATTGACCCGTCCCTCCCCGCTTGATGATCTCGTCCAGTTCAGCATCCGATTTATCCAGAGGATCAGAAACCTCGCGTTTTTGATCAATCTTCAAATGAGGTACATAATCCCCCGTCAGCGTCAAGGCCGTCTTCCGGTCCTGCGCCCCCTTGCTTGACGGATTGCTCGCGCTCGTTGCCAACGCTTCAAAAATATCCCGCCTGTGAGAAAGGAGTGGCATCGCCTGCATGATCCCGATCATTTCATCGATCGCCGGGTTCTTGCTTCTCCACTCGCTGATCTGCCGGTCGCTGGTCAGACCCAAAACCTCGTTGGCCAGCTCCTCCTGCGTTTTCGGCCATCGCCCGATCTTCGGGCTTCCCGCCCACGCGATATAAACCGCCACCCGCCACGGCCATCCCCGATCCAACAATAAAAAGAAATCCTCCGCCCATTCATACAATTTCGTTGGTCTTTCCGGAGGAACGGCTTTTTTCTTTTCGGAATCATTAAGTAAAGCTAATTTGATCTTGTATTCTTTTTGATCCCGTTCGTATCCTTCCAGCGCTTCAACATCAGCCTTGAACCTGATCTTCAGCGCCCCCAGCATCGATTCAGATTTGCGCTTCGCCTCAGCCGGAGAAATAACGCCATCACCCTCCACCTCTTCCAGATTGAGATCGAGTGCCAATTGCGCAATATTTTGCCCGCTGAGAGTTTTCAGATCAAACGCCATAACGATCCTTTACTTAAATAAAAGCGAAGCCTGTCCAGTAATCAGACTCCAAATAAGAACAACGATAGAAGTCCCCAAAATTCCAGCAATCCAAATTACAGCTCTCATGGCCGGAGCCAACTTTTCCAATTCACGTATCCGAACTTCATGATCATTGACGGATTTGGCTACGCTATCATTTTTCACGTCTTCCCTCTCCAATGCCTGAATTCGTAGATCCAAACGATCAATTTTTTCCTCGATTCGCTTTACAGCTTCGAGATAAACTTTTTCTGCGGTCCCGGCCATGGCTATTCACCTATCCCTTTATCCGGCACCCTCATCAGGCTTATTGCCGTAACTGTCGTACACGCCGGTTGCGATCAACCCAATACCCAGCCCAAACAGGACCGCAAGGAACCAGTCCAACGCATTGATCGGAGGTGTCAGCAAAACTTTATAAGTACCTCCAATCCCTACGCCTAATAGAAACGCGATGACAGTCAGCCATTTACCCCGCGCTCCTAATTTTTTTGCATAAGTCACCAGGCCGGTAACAAACCACATCAACGCACCGGCACCGATCACCAGCTCCGCGATCAACTCAATCGGTCCTGTCGTTGCCGCTTCCTGGGCAACCGCAGCCTGCTGAGGTAACGCCAGCACCTCCGGTGCCTTTGCGGCAACGGGAGTCACCATCACCGCGATCAGCAAGAAAACGATCAACATCAATCCAAGAAAACTGTTTTTCTTCATAATTGCCGCCCTCCTGAGCGGTGAGCTGTTTTTGCGAATCCTGCGATACCGCGTAGCGGATGAGCAAGGATTCCTTTCTTATCAACCAACCGGTTAAAGCAAAAAAGCGACCTCCAAAGACATTAAGTCTTTGGAAGTCGCTCATCTCTTCCGGTGATCGATAAGATACCTCGATCTGCACTTAATAGTATAGCACGTTAATTCTACGCTGTCAATCGGTTAATTCAATCAGCAGATTGAATCAAAACATTTCACCTGGTCTTCTTTTTGAATATAGTGACTCATCAACCTTTCCAACGCTGCCTGATTCGGAGCCCAGGTTCGCATCTCTTCGCACACACTGCAGCGGATGTCCGTTGCGCTCTCGATTACCGCGATCACATCCACCTCGGCCGGGTTTATGTTTTTTGAGTCCACCGCGTTTCGATACAAGATCAGGCGGTCCGCGCCCTGGCTCACTCGTTGGATAATCCCCAGTCCGTGCCCATTCTTGCATCTCCAGATCTGTAATTCATCCGCCATAGCGGGCTCCTTTCCGCGTACCCTGGGCGGTCGCTCTTTGACCGACCACGGGTGAATTCACCTCCGGCATCTCCCAATTCCACAACCCCAGCATCCCCTTGGCGCTGATCGGCTCCGGCAACATCTCCACCTCGTCCAGGATCCACGCAAACCGACCCGGCGTATAATCCCCAAACTCCAATTCTGGGTAACCTGGTGGAATGCACACATTCTTAAATGCGCTAGTCAGTGGAGGAAATAATGAGATTACGGACGCCCAATATTTCAATTTATTTGATCCATCCAATGGCACTTGAATACAATCAACCAACCTACAAACCGCAATCACCTGTCCAAACGGAAAGCGATTGATCACATCCCCAAATACATCAGAAAATGGATGCTCAGCGATCAACTTCATGTTTTTATGATTCATCCCCGCGTGAATCGCCAAAGGACCGCGGTACTTCGTTGACCATGATCTTGTCTCGATCTTCTTTTTACCCATCGCCACCAAACTCGCCCACGGCTGATACAACGTAATTGCTTTCATACTCAATTCTCCTATCCTGGGTTTCCCACAACCACAAATCGTTCCGGCACCCAATCGCCGGTTCTCAATTCCAACATCATATGATCATCCCCTTCGCCCACCTCTATCACTGTTTGAGCTTTAGCGGGTAACCGCCTCACCCACGACGCGGACGGCATACACCCGAAACTCCGCTTATGCACCGTGGCTGCCACATCCGCGCTGAAGGAAATAGATTCGCCCTTATCGATATACCAAAGGATCCCGTACCTGATTGGGCAATCTTTGATCTTCGAGAAATCCACTGCCCCGCGTTCCTTCCAATTCACATACAGGTGATACAACTTCAACCCTTCCGGGTCCTCGATCCAATCAAACATCGTTACTGATTCCTGGCTCACATCCGGCACCAGCGTCTTCGCGGCAGCATCCTCATCCACCGGCCTCCCGAAGCGGATAACCTCCACCCGGTGCAGCCCGGTCCAGAAAATCAAATCGCTGATCACCTTCTCATCTTCAGGCATCAACCACATCCTCATACGGAATGAGAATACATGGATACCTGTTGAATTTTGCATAGAATCGATCAGGATCACAGGTGAATTGAACTTTTTTCGCGTTTTTCGTGTGGTTCGTGGTTAACAAATTGACCTTTTCCAAATCCTTCAAATACCACCACCCATCCTTATTCGCCGTGATCAACCACGCCAGGCGTTTATCCGCATCAATCTTTTCGATCCTGCCGGTGATATCCCTCCCGATCACTTGCACCTGATCCCCCCG